AGGACAGTGCGCTGCGCAACACGAGCGTCTTGGATCTGCTCGTTGTCGAGATTGTCGACGGGCTGCTCGCCAACATTCTCGAGGCAGATGTTCACCGCATCCAGCAACGTGGTTCTTCCTTGAGCTGTGGCTTGCGCAACTAGCGACATTTGCTCTACAGGGACGATGACTACATTCTGACGGACGCCAAAAAAAGGGGCCAGCCATCGCTGACCCCTGCTGCTCGCGCTTTCCTTTTACAAGGTAATCAGCTTGTCACGATCGCGCAGGCACACTCAGCGCGTAGTACACCCATACCAAGGGCCTGTCTCGCGACCATAAGGTCGGACTGGTATTGGACCCGGAATTCTGAGCCTGTTAATTGAAGTGAAGGACTCAGCAGTGATACAACGCCAACAGCGTCGCGGTGGAAGATCAGGCCACGGCACTTGCTGAGGTCCTGCGCATAGTCAGTGTTGTAATCACCAGCGACCAAGGTGTAGGCATCTTGGTCAACATGATTGCTCGAATAGAGAGGGATGCCAGCGATTCTGGCAGTCTCACCTTGAGCAATAGTGCCGTTACCTCCGCCGTTATTGAAGTCAACGTTGATAGCACGACTTGACTGCGTGATTGAGTAATAGTCGTCCGGGGTGAAGACGGCATACATGTTGTCAATCGGCACATCTTTACGCTCGAAGTCGACCCGAGCAGAGAAGATGGCCTCGACCAGCTCGTCACCGCGCTGCTGGCGTGTTTTGGCGTTAAATGTGGCCGCATCGTCGCCAAGATCGATGACATTTCCGGTGCGTCCTGCGTTCGGGGGATCCTTGGCAAGAGGCTCGGTGCTGTTGTTTGCGGCGGCAAACACCAGCCTGGCAACACGCTTGTCGTACTCGTATGAAAGGGATCTGCCCAATTCCCTCGTATAGATTTGACGAACATCGTAGTAGTTCATCAATTCATCAACCTGATAAATCGCAGCATCTGCGATCATCAATGCGTCGAGTTCAATGATGCGCTGGTTCAGGTCAGAAGGATCATTACCTTGACCAAGGATTTGAGTCCCTGGCTGATGGTAACGGGCCTCCATTTTGCCCGTAATTGGGAAGCTTACAGAGCGGCCTCCGCGAATGTTTCGTTCGCGTGTTTTGCCCTTGAACACCGTGTTGGTGAGGAAGGCGTCGAGGATCTCCGCGCTTCCAAGCCGGAGAAACATGGCGCGGTCTTTGTCCAGACCGGATGCGCCAGGTCCCCAAGTCGCAGCATCGCCCTTGATTTGGCCAAGGCGTTGCAGCGCTACATCAGGAGGAGTAGCCATGATTGATTGATTGGAGGAATAGTTTTGGTTTTTGCTTGACCGCCCATTCCTCCCTGGCCGTGAGTTGTCCTTTCGGGCTCACCCAGTTCTGGTTGCTGTCTTGATAAATAGCTTACTCAAAAGCAGGCGAAGTATTCAAGATCATCGCAACCTTGTTTCGGTAAGCCTCATCAACGTCATAAAGACGCTGGCCGCGATCATTTCTTTTGTTCATTGCATCCAGCAGCTGCTGCTGACTAGAAAACACAACGCGATCATTCGGAGCTGTTCCACCCCCGTAGAGCTGTGGTTCAGTGTCCTGCTGCACGAGCCCTTGGCGAGCTTGCAGTGACTTCAAAGCCCAGCGCACGGCTTCAGCATTGCCGGAGTCAACGGCCTCGTTGTAGCTGGCACGCTCTGCTTCGCTCATGTTCTCCCTGCCCCAGGCCTGCAGCGCATTAAACGCTTCCTGGCCACCAACCTCATTGAGGATTGCTGTTGACTGAGCATCAGACAAACCATCACCAGAAACTGCCGGAGAAGCTGTCAACGCCTGTTTGAAAGCGTCGACCATCTGCGGAGTCGTATTGAAAGTTTCTGCCAGAGCCTCGTAATGCTCACTGATGTCCTGGCCCTGGTCGGCCATTGCCATCACCTTGCCAAGCTCAATACCTTTCTCAGCCAAGCTCTCCACGGCTGCCGAGCCGTATCTCTCAACTGCCTGCTCCTGTGTGTACGCACCCGTCGCCTCCGGTACTGGCTCAGGCTCAACCTGCTGCGTTTCCTCAGGCGGCTTTCCTGATTGCTGCCCAAGCTTTTTCTGCAGCTCGGAATAAGCCTTGGCAAGCTCGTATGGAGACTTGAATTTGCCGAGGATTGCCTCCTCTTGCTGGGCTTGTTCCTGCTCACGAGCAAACTCTTCGACAATGTTTTCCTGGCCAGGGGCAACCATCCCCTCAATGCCTTCAGGAGTTGTGATTTGCGGCGAAGTGTCGGGCTGACTCCCCTCGACAAAAGGTTGAGGGGTGACATTTGCAGAAGGCGCTAATTCAGGGCTCATTAGGGTTGTTGTTCAGGGTTTTCAGCTGTCATCTGCACCTCCTGGGCGGTTTGTGCAGCATCAGCAAGGTTCTTCGGATCAGCAAGTTTTGACTGCATCAGCATTTGCTGCTGAGCCTGCTGTTGGGCCGCCTGCTGTTCTTGCATCAACTCCTCTTCAGACTTAATCAGCCCAAGAGTGTCGATACCCATCGAATAGGCAAGACGCTTAATAAGCTCAGTTGGCTTGACATAAGTTGCCAAACTTTCTGGACCCATTGTTTGTCCCAACGTCGTTGTAAATCTAACGAGCTGTTCAAGATCATTACCACGACCAACTGCTGCAAGTCCGACAGTCATCACCGGCTTGACAAATTCCTCATCAAGTTTCGGGATCTTGTTCTCACGCTGCAGGATGTCTAGCTTGCGAGAAACGTAAGGAACCTGAAATGTCGTCTGGAGCACAGAGTAAATCGAGCCGAGCGAATTCTCGATTTGCAATGCAGTCAATCTGACCTCCTCCGCAGTAGTGCGCTCAGAATCGCGGACATCGGCAAGCATGAAAGCCTGCGACAGCCTTGCTTCGATCTGCGTCTTTCCTTGCATCGCAACCTGCAGATCCGTTGCTTTTTGAACCTGCAGGGCCACCACGTCGTTTGGGTCTCCAGTCACGAACGAACCGTTCGCACTGTTGGCCAGATTGGCTGCCTTGGTGACGCCTGACGGCTTAACCAGAAACAGGATTTTGCTGCTGGCCAAGCTGCCTTCTGCAATGGCCTGACAGAGCGCCTCAACGGTCTGCAGATCAGCTAAAGCAGCAGTCTCGACGTAGCTGATTCCGTACTGCTGGCCATCGCTGCGAATCATGGTCAGCGGCAGCCATGGTGACACCTCCTCCGGCCTGCTGAACTCACTGCCAGGAATCACCTTGTTGTTGACTTCCTGGTGCCACTTGACTGTGCCTTTCTTGCCCTGACCGTTCCTTTCCCACTTGATGTAGGTGTAGATCCTTACGGTGTCGCCGCTGTCTCTACGAGGGACAGGGTTCACAATGTCGTCGATCAGCCCGGAGGTGACATCGTCATCGTCGTCTTTCGCACGAACCATCTCCTGAATCTTCTCAGGGAGTGTTTCAATTGCCAGCTGCTCGCAGATGATCACCTCGAGCGGATTGCCCATGGGATCCCGCTGGCAGACGTAACGGTTGAGATGAAAACAACGAAGCCCTTCTGGAGCGATATGCAGCAAAGCATTGCCGCCGACAATCAAATGCAGCAATGCCTCATGAAACACAACGCGATCGTTGCTGGCCTCGATTTCACGAAGCACCATGCGTTCGATCTGACTTAGCGACTGCTCAAAGTCAGCTTTCTGCTCAGGACTGACTCCACCTTGAGCTGCAATTGCCGCCTCATCCAGCGAGAACCGAAAAAACTGCTGTGTCGGGGGTAGCAACCCAAGAAGCATGCGACTTGCAAGGTTCAGACATCCGCGTGCGCCGATGCCGTTCCATGGCACCGGATAGGTCTCCTTGGTGTCAGGGACTGGCTCCGAGCTGGTCGGGATCAGGTAAGGAATCGTCAGCCGAGCACAGGCTCGCCCTCGGCTGAGGTAATAATCCCTATCAGAAGCCAGGTCTTCGTAGCGTTGCGCTGCTGTTTTTTTCATTAGATCGAGAGATTGGTGCCCCTGGCTGAAGCAGAACCGCGTAAGAAGCCAGCAGACGTGCTGCCAGCGCCTTTACGGCCTGATCTTCTTCTGGACTGCTGAGCCCCAGGAGCCATGGGCTGTGCTTGCCCAAGAACCTTCAGCGAGCTACTTGCAGCATTTCCAGCTGCTTTAATCGCAGCAATTCGTTGATCCTGTTCTTGCTGCATTGCAGCAACCATTTCTGCATCAGCAGCCTGCCTTTCAGCCGCTTCCTTTTTCATCTGCTCCATTGCGCTCACTTGTTGCGCAACAATTGCAGCCCTTTGCGCATTGAGCTGATCAACTTGGCTTTGCCGCTCCCTGGCAACTCTTTTGAAATACTTTTTGTCGGATTCAAGGGGGTCCGATCTTCTTATCCCGTA